TATTATTATTCACCAGGAAGGTAATACTGATATTATTATTGAACAGAATTGGCCAAAGGATCGGCTTCGTGGAAATATGATGAAGATCATTACTCATACTTTCACATCTATTAATTCTTCTAGTCCAACTATTTCAGATAAGACTATTAATCGTACAAATGCTCTAAATGGAAAGTGGATTGAACTATTTGGAAATCCTTCTTCAATTATTCCTTCTACTACCGATTGTGATCACTTTGAAAATATTAAGGTTTACAATAATAGTATTACACCATATGTTACAAATGTTACAAATGTTACAAATGTAAATGATGCATTTATGAATATGATGTCTCGTGAATCTACTCGTCTGAATGGTAAGAAGTTTCTATCAGATCATATCAAGAATAAGATTCCTGATACACTAACGGGTCTACTTGAATATGTTAAGAATGGAAATCATGAACTTTCATGTGATCCACGGAGTTTTGTCCCTGGATATGTTACAAAGATTCAGACTAATACAAAGGTTACTAAGGTTGAATTTAGTTGTAATGTTTATACAGAAAAGTTCCATTGTCCAAAGAAGCCTGTTATTGGTGTAATGGGTAATAGTCGTTTCGATGAATCTTGGTTTATTAGTCGAAATATGTATCGAAATGTTAACTGTAATAAGTTTTACAAGATTAATGGAATTTGGTTCATGGTTCTAGATAATATGTGTATGGGAAATAAGGAACAGTTTCCACGTTCAAATGGATTTTATTCGGTTGATCTACTATCTAATGTTCATGATCTCCGAGATCGCTGGGCAACATCTAATACAATTGTTGATACAATGACTGTTTCCCATGATCCAATGATTGGTAGTTTTCTAACTGGTAATGAACTAGAATTTACTCTAAATGACTCAAAGATTATTGTCAAGAATGAGTAAATTGTTATTATAAAAAAAATAAAAAAAATAAAAATATTTTTTATTAATTATAATAAATATTTTTTTGAATCATTATATAAACTTTTCATTTGTCCATATCCCCATATATATCCCATGAAATATATTGTTAATAGTAAATAACCCAAACATTCATTTAAAAACCATATATATACATAATTATTGTAATATTCTAATATAATATTAGTTAATATATATACTCTGTAATATATGAACCATACTAATTGAATAATTCTAAATATATATATAATATTATCATTATAATCTTTTTTAATTAAATCATATACAATATAATTAAATATATTAGATAATTCTCCAACATATAATAAACTTAATATAATTTCTTTATTTATATTATTATTATATTGATATAATGTTAATAATAATATTAAATGATGATATATATATGCTATATCATTCCATCTTTTTCTAATAATTATTTGTAATATATCCCATATAAAATATGATGTAGAATTATAATATAATAATTTATCAATAAATAAACTATTGGTATAATTTAATAAAGTATAAGATAAAGTTGTACATGTAATTGAATGTGTAAAACTTAGATAATTTAAATTAATTTTTAGTGGTATATCATTAATATAATTAGTTAAACAAAATATTGGCCATAATAAATAAAAAATATTTAGTAATAACATTTATATTTTATTAATAAAAAATATTTAAGTATTTTAAATATGTTTATTAATCATTTCTATTATATTACTCATATCTTCTAAATTTCTAGTTGGTTCGGTTTCTTTTTTCAATGCTCTAGAAAATGCTAACATTTGTTTTCTTTTTGTTATAGATTTACATTCTACAGGAATAAAACAAGTTGTTGCTTCATAAGATAAACTTAATACTTCTTCTATTCCAGTTATATCATTATAAAAAATATAAACTGCACTTGGTTCTCCCATTTGCATTATTCTTTCACTTCTCAAATATTTACCAACATATCTTGGTTTTAATGTCGTGTAATATTTTCTATTATCCCATGGACCTGTTGATCTAGTACTTTCAACTGTTTCATAACATTCTCCAACTATAACATTTCTAAAAACTTCTATTTCATTATCCATTTTATTTTTTTTTTTTGTTTTTTTCCCTTTCTTTTTAGTTCCACCGCGTTTTATATTTAAATATCCACCATCTAATCTATTCATTGGTTCATCATCTACATGAATACCGTTATGATCATATCCATTTACATCATACCCATCTCTATCATAACCATCTATATCATATCCCATGGGATCATATCCATTATGATCATATCCAAGTATATCATATCCATCAAAATCATATCCATCATCATCATAATCATAATCTACATAATCTCGTTGATATTTTTCTTTTTCTCTAACACCAGGTATAGTAGAAATATTCATGTTTGATGTTATATTTTGTAAATCTTCTAAAAATGTTACTGGTTGTGTATCTGTTAACATGGATTTCATAAATGATAAGCGTTGTTTTGCTTTTAATAATTCATTATCTTCTTCTATTTTTTTTCCATTTATAATAATATGAATTCCTTTATCTCTTCCTAAATCATATCCATAATCACTATTTAATTCTAGGTTATTTAATCTATTATTTAAATCATTTTCCCCTAATTGATTTCCTGCCCATACTAATCTAATATATTCTGGATCTATATCTATTTTTTTAGAAATTTTTTCTTTTAATTCTCTAATAGTAATATTTCTTTCAATATTATCTAATGCAATTGTTTTACCAGTTAATGTCTTTAAAAATAACATATTACCACCATATTGTTTTTTTTTGAAAGTTTTTATTTTTACCATTATATTATATATAATGTTTTTTTAAATTTAATATTATTATTATAAATACCATAAATATTATAATATTTAAAATATATGATGTTATATATATCCGTTTAAATCCTAAGTTAGGTGTTATATCTAATCCATATAATTTAATAATATTACATATAATGTTACCACTTATACTATTATTCCATGTTTTTTGATTTTCTGTATTTTCAACTGGCTGATAACACAATGGTTTATAATAAAAAAATTTATTATTTATATTTGTATTAAACCACCAATCATGATATGGATAATTTAATATTGTATTTTTCATACATTTATCATTTTCATATTTTTCTATTATTATATCTCTGGCATTCTTTGAATAAATAATTGAATGACTACTTAGTCCTAAATAATATTTAAAATGTTTTAAAGAATAATATGGAATATATGATATAAAAATACCTCCTAAATTATATAAATTAAAATTATTATTATTAATAAAATCATCTAAATCTTTAATAATTTGTTTATCTTTAATTTGATCATCAAATATAAAATCATCTTCTAATATTAATATATTATTATATTTTTTATTATTTGAATGTTTACAAATATTAACTAAATTATTTAATAAATGATAATTTGGTTTTTGTTTACATAAATCTACATTACAATCTGTATATCTTTCATTTATTTGAATTATATTATTTTTTGATAATTTAAATTCATTAATTTGTTTATATACATTTTCAATTCTTGGGGATTTTTTTAATGTTATAACATAAACTGCATCAATAATATTATCTAAAATACCAGATTCAAAATTAATTACATCATATTCATTACATATTTCCATTATATAGTATATATTATTATTTAAATAATTTATACTATATCAACTCATCTTTAATTAATTTGATATTCTTTAAATAATATAATATAAATAAGAATAAATCATTTACAAAAAAATGTTTGATACTATTGCTTCAACTTACAACTACTTTATGGGTGAAGATCATATCCAGGCATTTCATAAAATGGGTCAAAGTGTTCAAAAAGAACGTAAAGAAAAAGGAAAAATTTGGCAAAAGAATGGAGAACTAAACAATCTTCATTGGACAGTTGTTGCCTATAGTGAATATATTAATCGTATTGAAGGTCAACCCTATGGTGCTTCAACAGACGAACATAAGCTAGAAACAGCAAATGAATATGACAAAGTGACCGCTTTTCTTGAATATATCTTTCCAAATTCTATTCCACATGAATATAAAGAACAACAACTCAAATATTACGATGATATTGGAGAACCAGAACAAAAAAAACGACGTCTTTCCAAGGAAATTGTGATCTCTGAATAACTAAATAATTTAAATAACTAAATAAATAAATTTGAAAATAATGACTTTATTATTTTTACTAAATAAAGTGTTATGATAAAACTTAATACAAAACATCTTACTTTAATATACGATGATTATTTAATAGACCCATCAATAATAAATAAGTTAATAGAAAAAACTAATAAAAAAAGAAATAAAGTTGAATATGATTATACTGATAAATTTAATCCATATTTATCTTTTATAAGAGATGCTTTATCTGAATTCTTAAATTCATATTATATTAATCATAATAAAAATAAATGGTATATGGATGTAATCCGTTATAATTTAAAAAATGATACAAAAAGGATTGATAGTGGTCTTGCGTGGCATTGTGAAAATGATAATTATCCAAATGTTATCACAGTATTATTATATCTAAGAATAGATCATGGGATTATAGATGGTAATTTGAGATATAAAGATGTGAATGGAACTAAGAATATTCTACCATTAAAGAGTGGAACAACTATTATTATGGATGGTAATGTACCTCATAAACCTCAAGACCCTTATGGAACAGGTTTAAGAGACTTAGTTATAATAAGTTTTGAGAAATAAATAAATTTTTTTTATTTCAAATAATTTCAATTTTTATTGATACAGTTCCATAATCTATAATTTTGTATTTATTATATATATTCCTGTATAATTTAATTCCTTCTTTTAAATTATTTACAAATGGTAATGTATCTTTTAAACTATTTTCTGAAAATGTTAATAATTCTTTAAAATTATTAAACTTTCTAATTTTAACAATTTTAACAAGGATGAGTTCAGTTTTATATCGAATATAAATTATTTCACCATTTACGAGATTTTTAATACTTCCTTTGTATAACCTACCTTCAAACTTCTTGAACGCATTGTTTAATTGCAATAAATGAAGATTCTTTTGAAATTTTTAGTTCATACATATTTTTTTTTATATAATATTCTTTATAAAATATTCAAATTTAATTCATATATCTACATACACTATAACCAATTGTTATACCTATAGTTAGCCATTTAATCGGACTCCATGATGATTTCGGTTCTAATAAATTATTCATTTCATAATTATTATCACCCCAATCATCAGCACCATATAACATAACTGTCATTCCTGGTTTCCAAGACATATTTATTCTTTAGTTAAAATCTTATATCCATTTCAAATAAAATTTAAAATCCATCAACTTCATTTCCATCAACATCATATCCATTGGCATCATATCCATCAACATCATATCCATCTACATCATATCCATTGA